TCGGGTCGCCGGATGATCGCGGCGGCTGCGTCGGGAGCCTTGTCAGCCCGGTCTTGGCCGGCGGCTCCGATAAATCCTCGGTTACCGTTTCATCTTCTGGGGCGGCTACCTCTTCGTCTTCGTCGGCCATGTTAATTTCTCAGCCTTGTTCGTAGGTAGGTCATGTCGGACAATTCCACCGCGCAGTTGTCAGTAGCCATGAACTCGAATTGCCAATCATAGGCCATCCCAAGCCCGCCAGTCTCGATGATCGTCTCGCGGTGCCCTGCGCGGCCAAGGCCTTTCTCAATCCATCGCGAAATCTTGGTTCTGTCCCGGGTCGCCCGCATTCTGATCTTCGGCTCGTCCACGTTCGTCCCGATCCCGCGCTTTACCCGGGCCCTCCACCCGTCTATCCGCATGTGTCCGTTTGCGTAGTGGTTCCCTGTCCTGAAATACATGCGCTGCGAGCGCCCGTCGTTGGCGTATTGGTCCTCGGAGAGCACGTAAATCTTACCCTCGCCGCCGACGTACACCTTGCCATCGATGGTGTAGTGGGACCATCCCGGCCAGCGTGACGGCGTGGCGTTCTCCGCATCCCAATCGTAGAGAGTGAACCACCGCTTGTGTTGGTAGTCGTAGACGAGCGTCAGCCCCTTGGTGCCGTATGGGGTCACAGCGTTCGGGAGCTGCATGAGGATGAACTTGTGCCCAAGGATGTGAAGCGGCCGGTTCGGGTATCCACCGATCCACGCATCGCCCCATCCGGCTTCGTCTATCGTATTGGACTCCAGTTGGCGGCCGATCGGGCCGCCACGCGGCTCCGACGTCTGGCCGGAGAAGCGCACGAACTCGCGCTCCTTGTTCACGGTCCATGTTCCGTTGTCGGCGAAAAGCAGGAGGTACGGACGATACAGCCCTTCTCCAAGCGCCCACCTCCGATAGAACGGCGGGTCACCCGACGCGAGGCGCTCAAATTGCTCGATGCTTTTCTGGCCTAGAAACAGCAGCTCCCTGAAATCTGTTCTCATGATCCCCATGATGTTGTCGGGGATGGACTCGGCGGCGAAGACGTCCAGCGGATCCCACTCGCGCACGGCACCAGCGTTGGAATGCCGCCACCGGCCACTGCCGATCTCGTCGGCGATAACGAAGTTGTCCAGGGATACAACGTATGATGCTCTCGGGGCGTCTTCTGAAAGGATCTCGGTTTCGTTCCCGTCGAAATAGATAATGTCTCCGCCGGCCGCCATCACGGAGAAATCCGTTGTGTCCGCGAAGATGACGCGCCGGCCGCCGGTGATCGGAACCTTGGTGCGATCCTCAACGTTGCCGTATCGGTCGATCCTGTAAAAGCGTCCGTTGCTCGTCGCCGCGATCATATCGCCGCGCCACTCGGACAGGTAGACGCGCCCATTGTCTGGGAGGTTTACGTATTCGACCAGCCCGGGGAACCGCGCGACCGATTTCTTGTCGGTCAGAAAGCAGTTCTCCATCGCGGCGTGACCCATTTCAAGGGCCACCTCATCGACGTTTGCATACCACTCGTTGTCGATGTCCAGCTTTTTCCAGTCGTTGCGCGCCATCTATGTAGCAATCACGTCAGCATGGACGAGCCATTCAACTTCGTCGTCCGCGTCGCCTTCCACCGTGACTTGAACCTCACCTCCGAGCACAGCAAAGAGCATTTGCCACCCGGCATCGTCCTCCCGTGCGAAATGGGTTACGAGGCTGCCAACGAGCTCTGCATCTTGCGTCGAAAGCTCGCCAGCGGACAGGGCCTCGCCGCCAAGGTCCCCCGTCAATGGCTCATTGTTGATGAACTCCCCATCGATGTCGCGCAGCGTGAGCGTGCCTGATCCTCCGGCGTCGGTGTCCGCCACAATGCGCGCTGTCGCCTCTGATGTGCCACCGGTGATGATCTCTCCGAGCGTGAAATCAACCGTTTGGGTATCATAATCCAACTCAGATCCAGGTCGCCGAGCGCTTTGCGTGCGGTAATATTCTGCTGATTTCTCGCTGTTCCGCGCATTCCCGATTACCCGCGCCGTCATGATTACAACCTGGCCTGGATCCAACTCGTAGGACCATGCGACATACGCGGTATCGTCCGTCGTTACCCCGGAAGACGCGCTATGGTCGATGGAACGGTATCGGGTCCACCTGAGTCCGGTTTCCGAGATGATCACATCGGCATCTTCGATACAGTCGCGAGCGAGAACGTTGTTTGTAGGCTGATTCAGTGTGACCGCCGTGCCTGTGAACTCACACCTTGAAAACTCAATGTCCTGGCACAACCCGGCGAATATGATCTCGCCAGTATCGAATGACGCGCCGTCGATGTGAAGGCCAACCACCGTGTTGATGTCTTCGTTGTCCGTGTCGTCGTCGTCGTTCACGTCCATGTTGACGGTATTCCCGGAGAACCAACACCCGGGCAGGTCTGTGTGGCGAGCACCGTTGACCTGTAGTGCCGTCGCCGCGTTGTCATCAAACCCAACACCGATAATCCGATTGTGCCAGCACTTCAGATCCTCGAAAGAGAGGTCGACGCCGATCTCCAAGCAGTTCGACACGCGCCCACCGCGCCATGCGTTGTTGCGGAATTCGTCGCCGTCGGCACCACCGCCAGCGTCTTCGTCGCCGTGCAGCTTGGCTCCGTAGTTGCAGTTGTCGATGTAGAGCTCACGCCAGTTGTTCCGCCGGCCGCCCTTGCAGTAAATCCCGAAATCGAAACGCTTTATCTCAACATCATCTATGACAATTTCGTTCTTTGCCTTGGCAAACACTCCGCGGCTGTCGGCCACCAGGTTCACGCCATCGATTGTGATCCTGGAAAGGCCTGCGCCGTCGCCGCCGATGGTGATGCAGTCGTCGGCGGTCTGGCATTCAAGGATTGTCGCGCCGCGTCCGTTGCCGCGGAGAACCACCCCGGCCGGCAGGTTCAGATCAGTGAAAGGGAACGTCCCAGAAGGAAACCACACGGCTGATCCCACCCTCCCGGATGCAACGCCGATCGCTGCCTCGATGATGGTGTTGTTGGTCGCCGCGACTGCTCCGAGCGTCCCGAAATCATCAACGTGGATGACGTCGGAGAACCGCTCGTCAAGCGGCCTCCCGGATGATCCTCCTGAGCTTGTCACCTCTACGTCACCGCCGTCAGCTCCATCGAGGCTGAATAGCGGCGGGCGAACGATCCCGGTCCTGTCGCCCGTGCTGACAACCAGCTCGATCGTAGGCTCGGTGTAGAGAGGCTGTTGCCACTTACCGTAAGAGATTGAATTTATTGTTTTTTCGTCAAGCGTCTGCGGGTTGGGGGCCGCCGTTGCCAGATCCTCATCTGTGAAAATATCGGCCGGTGTCGTCGTCCCGGCGAGGTACACATTAACGGTGGCCGCGCCGTACCCAGGCCGCCAAAGGTCGAAAAAGCCAATCCTAAAGCCCATTACAAAACTCCGTTGGCGGCGTGTCCGTTGATCGCTCCATACGGCACGGCGGCAAACATGATGGTTACGTAATCTTGATTGTTCGTGTTCAGGCGAGCGTCTGTCGTCTCGATGACTACGGCCCCAGACGTAAACGAAATTGGGTTCGCCGCAACAAACACGGCGTCGCTATTCATGCGGTCGGCGCCGGCGCGCGGATTGAAGCCGGTCACGGACGAGGTGTACATCATCCAGTCGCGCACGACGTTCAACTCCTTGACGATGAACAGTTCCGTCTCAAACCCGCTCCAAATATACGGCCCAGGTGAATTCACCCCGTTCCCCGTGTGCTTGGTAATCCTGACCGCTCCAAACTTCTCTGCGAACACGAGAACGCGGTACGTGCCACTCGGGAGCAACCTTCCGATCTTCACCGTTTTCCCGGAGACGATCACTTTATCCGGATCGAACGTCTGGATCGCATCGCTGTTGAGCTTCAACACCCTGTCCGGCGTTACCCCGGGGTGCGAGACGAACCAGTCTCCAGTCGAGTCCACGCGCTTGACGATGGCCGCGACTTCCCCGCTGTCGCACGCGATGCCATGATCGACGGTCGTTTCCACACCCACTTGGTGGATCACCTCAGCCGAATAGACGCCGGTATTTGATGACACCGCGATGCTGACACCAACGTAGTTATCGCCTCCTACAAGAGTGGCCTTGGCCGCTTTGGCCGCGTCCGTGTTGAACGCAACGCTATTATCGCCGTCGTCGGAGAACCTCACTTCCCAATCCTCTGCGCTCGATCTGTTCTTGTAGATGTCGATGTAGGCCCCCCAGGATGGCCGGAGAGCGGCAAGAGTGGCTTCGATGGCCGCACCTGTGTCAGTAGCGCTCACGCACGTCTGGGCGGGCGCCGGCGCGTCGCTGTGGGGCATGTTACGAGCCGACACGGAGCGGTATCCCTGTGGAGCGGAGTGAGAGAAGGCGAGTTGACCGAAATTCATTTCCCAGATGAAGGCCGTGCCGCAGCTCACCGCCGGATAGAACCATCCTTCCAGATCGGTGTAGGCCTCTCCTTGCGAGACGCCGTTCAGGAAAAACTCGAGCTTTCCGGCCGCCGCGTCGTAAGCTACCCCGATGACGTCGTTGATCGTGTATCCGTCTCCGTAGCCCTTCGATACGCTGTTGTTCTCCGCAACGCCATCCCGCCGGTAGCAGTAGCCGTAAGCGCTCGCCTGGATCCCCTGTTCCTCGTCCCACTCAGCCTCACCAACGATCCCAACTCGCGGAACATTGGTGCCGTCCGGTGTCCCGATCGCTGTGCATTCCCAATACCACTTGCCGCTTGGGGGCAGGAGGATGTCGGAGCGGATTGTCTCGAATGCTCCACTCGACACTGCAACGCGCGTGAGCCCTTCGGTCCATGACGTGTGGTTGCCGGCGAAATACTTGTTGGGGAATGCGTAGGCTTCGCTCGGGCCATCCTTCCGGGAGTTCGCGGACGAGAGGTTCGTCAGCGTCCAGTCGTTCCCGTTGCCGCTGGTGTCGGCGCCAAGGTCGGCCGGGTCAGAGAAGTCCAGCCGGTGCCCTTGCGCGCCGTATGAGCCGCTATAGGCCTTCGGCACCCAAACGCCGTTTACCAATTCACCGAAATCATCCGCATCCGCGACAACGCCATCAAGGTAGTGGAATATGGCAAATTCCCCCTCCATGTTGGCATCGTTCCCCCAACGCCCGATCTTGTGGATGTATGCGGTCGCGGTTGTGTTAGAATTTTGCGCGGGATAAACCTCGGTAGAAAACTGAGTTATGAGCTCTCCGTTCACCCATAGCTTGTGCCGATCCGTGTCCGTGACCTGCGTTGTGTCCATCGCAACGACTACGTGCGTCCACGCATTCAAATCCTTGTATTCGGCGGACGTATTGAGGGTTTTGCTGGATCCGGAAATCATCGCACGACTTGCGATGCTATTCCCCGTAGTGAGGAAAAGACCGACATGGTTTACTTCGTCGGGATCACGGACTCCCCATATTGTTCTCGCCACGGATCCCGTGTCCAAGAGGCGGAACCAGATCGATACCGTCCAAGTCTTCTGGTCGCCGGTGGCTCCCGCTGTCCAATCGAGCGATGCGTTGCTGGCGTTCCAGCCGATCGAGTTGGCGAACTCCGTGGGAGTCTCGCTACCGATGAGAAGCGCGGGCCAAAACATCATGCAACCTGAGAAATGGTCATGTAGGAGTTCGACCCAATCTTTGTGATCTGCACCAGGTTCACCGCAGAGTCGGTATCGTCCCACGTCCCTGATGTGATCTTGTAGCCGGCATCGATCGTCGGGCTGTGAGGCCCGGTCGCGTCGTTGGTGAACTCGATCACGCACGATCCATTGCCGCTGGCGGGGAGTTCAAGCGTGAAGTCGCCATCTACCGTTGCCGTTTTCAGGGACTCGAGTTGCAAATCCGGGGTCCAGCTTCCGGACCCCGTGTTTCCGGTCGCCTCAACGTCTGAGGTGTAGCCGACGGTCAAGTTGTCGGTTACGTCCGGGTCGAGATACCCGTGCGAATGCGATGTGCCCGCGGCGCCGATCGCCGCCAAAACACCGGCTGGCGTGATGGTGACCCAACTGTCGCCCACAGCGTCGACAACAGCGAAGTTGTTTGCCTCTCCGGAAGGATCGAGCAAACCAAATTTCTCAGCGATCGTGGTCAGATCGATAAACACGGCGATCTTGCTTGCAGCAAGGTCGGTCGCATAATCGCCGGATGTGTGGAACTGATTGACAAGGATGAGGTCGCCACTGGAATCGGCGTCCACGCCAGCCTGTAGATAGTCGCCAGGATAGTAGATGGTCCCCGTCTGCCATTGCCCGCGATCTGTGCCAATTACAGAGATTACCCCGCTGTCATGGTCGTCCACGCCCGCAACGCCGCTCATTGTCAGAATGACGGGCTCCTCGATGTAAACCGGGCTCGCCAGCTTACCTTCCGAGTCAAGTATCTGCGGATTGGTCGCCGTGGCTACCCCGGTCGGCGCCGAATACAATGTCGCCTTCGTCGCGGTCTTGGCGCCAGTGTCATCGAGCGTCCACGCTGTCATCGTGGCGAGAGCGTAGATCGGGTTGCTGAATACGACGTCCTCGATCGAATACCGAACAGGCATGTTGGATTAACCCCTATACTCGCACACCGACGGCGTGCTCTCGTGTTCGCGATTCTCGAATGCTTGGAGCTTCAGAAAGCTCGCCATGGCCTCTCGTTGGAAACCGGCGATCTCGTCGCTCGGCACTCGCCGGATGGAGCCGTCTCCAAGCACGGCGGCCAGCTTGTAGATGCACCACATTTGCCAAGCGCTGCGGAGCCCGGTCGACTTGTCCGTGTTCCCCTGGAAGTCAGGGGAGAACGTCTGCACCGTCAGTTTGATGTACCAGGATTTCGTGGTGTCTGCGAGCGTCGGGTAGGTTTTGAGCGTCGGAGGATAAAGCCGGTCGATGTAGATCACGTCGACGGGGCCGGTCGTGTCCCTGTCTTCGAAGCTCTCATAGACGGATCTCGTGACAATCTCAACGGCATACCTGTTCGATTCATCGTCCTCGATCCAGGCCTCTATGGGGAATTGCACCCCAAGCTCCGGGTAGTCGGATCCCATGACCGCTTGCACGTCATAGGAAGCGGTGCCGGCGGTGAGGGGAATGGTCAGGGTTTCAGGAACGAGCCAGAATATCCGGTCGCCGCCGGCAAGCTCGGAAAGGATGACGGTCAGCCAGTCCAAGGCCTCCCTCATTTCAAGCGGATCTGCGGCGGAATCGATGATGGGAAAGGCGCCGATCTTGCGCAGCGCCATTTCCGCTATCCGATACGCCGAGAACGAATATCCCGGAGTACTTGGCACAGTTTAATCGTCTCCACCGAACATCGCGCTGTCCCCGGAAGGGGCGGATGGCAGCATCTTGTCCAGTTCCTCGTTGTTGAGAACGGTATCGGGGTCGGATTCCCCCGCGTCGGCCGCGCGCCCGAGCCTGTCGGACACAGGGGCCAAGCCCTTCAGGAAATTGATCAGGTCGTCCCGCTTGGAAATCGGTTTGAACTTCTCGCCGCCGGGAAAGAATTGGACCCGTGCGAAAAGCGCATCGCGCGTCAGTTCCTCCAGAAGCGCCACCGTCTGCCCGTCCTTCAGCTTGACGTCGCCGGCCTGGGCCTGCAAGGGGTGCTTTCTGATGGTCGTCGGGAGAAGCTCGCCGCGCGGGTTGTAAACCTGAAACGACTTGATCGATTGAAACTTGACGGCATGGTGATAGGGCACTTGCGTTTGCGTGTTGTGCTTGAATGTGTAGATGGCCGATTGGCCGTCCGCCAAAGGCATTGTGTGGGTCCGCTCCGATCCGGGGCGAACGTTCTTGTCCAAAACTCCGTAGAGGTCGCTCATGTGTCCATCCTTATCGATGACGTTGGTGGAAAAGCCAAATCGGGCCCCCGCGAAGGGAGCCCGATCGTCTCAGTTATGTCCTGCCTTATGCGTACAGGTAATACGGCAGGATAAGGAAGCCCGTCGCCGTGTCGGCGGCAGTCAGGATCGTGTAGGTGATGGAGTCACCACCGATGACCTTGACTACGGGCGAACCGGTGCTAACCGAAAGAGCACCGGTGGCCGGGATTGCGGTGGCGGTGGCGGTGCTCGCGGCGGCGATGAAGCCGTTGGGATCGTTTGATGTCCCGGCGGTGCCGATGTCGACCGTGATGGCCGCGTCGATGTCAACGATGACAACGGCGGTGCCCGTGCCAGGCAAGATGGAATTGGCCGGGATATCAAGCCCGGTATCCGTCTCGGTCGCGTCGCCGGCCTGATCGGTGACCGACCACGGGATCTTCGCCACATGGGCGGTTTGCCCGGTGTCGATGACGATCTCATTCGGTCCCGAAGGAACGAGCCCATTGATGACAATCGGCTGGCCGCCCGGTGCGAAGCCATACAGATCAAGGCTTGCAACGGTGTCTGCGACATAGAACTTTGCGTTCCCGTTCGTCAAAGCAACCGGGTTGTTTGAGGTGGCCAGCGTGCCGCCGCTGGTCGTAACTACGGCGAGCTGATTGGGTGTGCCGGCTGCGCAAACGATAACGGCGCCGCCCGCGGTTTGGATTCGCGCGCCGTCTTTGTCAACGAGCGAGAATTCAACGAGTTTCTGTCCCATAATTTTCTCCTATGTGAAGGGGACTATTGGAAACGATCAGGCGCCCAAAGGCGCCTGGTCATTGGTTAGGCTGCGGGCTGATACGTCGGCCGCGCGGCGGTCTTCAGCGAAACAATGCCGAAGTCCTGTTTCACGTTCCCGTCGGGACGCGAGATGTACTGCGGCTTCAGCATGCCGAACATCCGGCCGTAAGCGATGCCCGGACGGTTCTTGTAGTCCGTGTTGTCGCTTTCCTCGAAGAACGCATTGCCGATGGTGGCGAAGCCCATCGCTTGGGCTCCCATCATAAGCGCCTGGCCTCCGTCGACGTCGCTACCTGTGCCCCACTTCGCGTCGCCGCTTGTGGCTCCAAGAGTGTTGAACGTCTTGTTGTGCTCATGGATCACTAATCCGTCCACGACGGCCACCGCGTTTTTGAACAGCGGGTTGCTGTCGCCGCGCGGGCCGGCGGTGCGGACGATCGTCTGGTAGGTCGTGTCCAGCTTCAGGTCGCGCATTTGCTCACTGGTGAGCAGAGCGACGTAATGCTCACGCCCGCCGGAGCGAATGGGCTTGATCTGTTTCCGCTTGGCATAGGCGCAGGCCCCGACCAAGAGGTTCCAGGTCATGGTATCGGCAACAACCAAGTCGTCTTCACCGGTTGCATCCCCACCGTACAGGATGCGGCCGGTTGTCGCGGCAGTCACCTGAGCTGAGAAATTCAGTTGCGGGAGCTCTGACGCGCCACGAGTCGAGCCGTCCGTCCGTAAGGTGTAGGCGCGGCCGGCGGCAGTCAGGTGAAGCAGTTCATCGACCTTTTCGGACAACCAGAAGGACAGCTTGTCCCTGCCCTGGCTGCGGAACCGAATGACGGTCGCCTGCTCGGCCATTCTACCTTTGGATTTTACGCCATGCCGGAGCATGTCGATCTCGATCTTCTGCTCGTCGTTGACGAGGCTTTCCTCGTTGTCCTCGAGCTTGTTGTCACCAACAACGCCGTCGCCGGTGAGGTCGGCCACGAGCTGCATGATGCACTCAAGGCCTCGGCCGGTTTCCGTGAGTTCCGTAATCCTCTGGACAGGAGTGGACATGTCGGCCGTGTTCTTGCCGACAAATCCATTCGCCATCCAGTAGGACTGATCGCGTCCCTGGCTGCTGATCTCAACAGCCCAAACACGTTTGCGCGCCTCGGTGAGCGCACCGAAGTCGGTATTCGCCATTGTATTTTCTCCAGTAAAATACGCCGGCAGAATGCCGACGTTTCTATGCTTGGTTCAGTAGTTTTCTTCGCACCGCTGGCGGGAGTTCAGCGATCTCGTCGTCCGTCATCGACTCAAGTTTGACGTCGGACGGCATACTGTCGGATGTCCCGGCGTTGCCCATGCCTTTGGTGTCGGGCGGGAACTTCGAAGCAAGATCCAGCTTCTTCTCCCGATCCTTCATCGCAGCATGGCGCGCCGCATCACCCGTGGTTGCGGGGTTTTCTGACTGACTGCCCTTTTCTGGCGTCTTGACGTTCGCATCCGGGAACCAAATGGGGCCGAATGTGTCCGTCAGTTCTGCCACCCGCGTCCGCACAAGCATGTCTGAATGCCGATTCTGTCTCAACGCGACACCTTCTCCGCGAAGCTGTGAAACAGCCTCATGGATGAGCATCTGTCCCCGCGGATCCGTCTCGTAGTTCTCGATGAGCGCGGCATATGGGTGTTGTGTTTCCAGCATCTCGATAAGCTGAGACGAATAGAGGTCGAGCCCGTCTTCCTGCTTCGGTGTCTGGCGAGCTATCTCCTGGAGCAATCCACTCCGCTCGAGTTGTGAGAGCTCGCGCTCTGCCTGCATCTCGATCGTTTTGAATTCCCTCATTGAGATTTCGTTCTCGTCATATCTCTCGGCAGCATCGATCACCTTTTGGGCGATCGCTTCCCGCTTGTCCTCGGCAGCGTCGACAACCGCCGCAGCGGCGCCTTCCTTCTGCTCTGTCGTTGCGGTGGAGCTCTGGACGATCTTCTCGAATGCCTTCACCCTCGCCTCTAGGAAGGTGTTCTTCGCCTCAAGATCGGCGATCGCGGCAATCTTCTTGTCGAACTGCGGCTTTGGGATCATGGGAGTCGCGGCTTCTGGCTCGTCGCCTTCGTCCGGTTCCTCCTTCTCATCCTTATCGGCCTTGTCGTCTTTATCCGGCTCGGCCTTGTCCTCGTCGGATTCCTCATCCTTGAGCGCCGCCATTGCGGCTTCAAGCTCCTGGTCGTCCGCGTCGACGGAGGTTGTCTCGTCGTCGGTTTCTTCCGGGGGAGGGGTAGTGATCGTCTCGTCTTCTGCTTGCTTGGCTTTGGTCTTTGCAGTCATGTCTTTCTCACCTATTCGATGGTGGCAACGAAAACGCCCGTTCAGCGGCGACCCGTGCAGTTTTGTCGATGAACTACCAAACGTAAACGCCCTTTAGGCTGGCGACTCCGGGTAACGGAAATTATCAAATAAATGCTACGACTTGTTCGCGGTGACCCTGGCGACGTAATGGGTTGCGTCCCCGGTAATACTGTCCGGAGTGAAGATCACCTCTCTGGTGTTCGCGGCCCACGTCACGGTGGTCGGACTCGTGCAGTCGATGGCGCCGCCGGTGACGTCCTCGGCGACATTCGGGTTGACGACCGTCTTGATGGTGACCGTCACCGTTCCACCGGTAGCCGTTTTCGCGACGCCGTTCACATCCATCAGCTCGATGCCGGCGTGACAGTGCCTTGCTTCTTCTGGAAAATTATCGAGGGTGACGGTTGTTGCTTTGGTCACAACAGCAGAATGCTTCGCTCTCATGGAGCGATTGAACTGGCCGCTCATGGCTTAATCTCCAATTATGGTTGAGTGTGGTGGCCTAGATGCCTGGTCGCGGGTCGGCGTCGACAATCCAGTCCAAGGTCATATCGGAGCCGCCGCGGCCCCATCCGGAAAACAGCAGGTAAGCGTAGGCCGCGAGGACCGCGAGTCCTAACCAGGGCACTGCTCAATAGCCTCGTCAAGCTGTTCGTTGAGGTACAAAAGGGCCGCTGTCGTCGCATCCCGCCGACGCATGAATGTCCACTTCAGAAATAGGTCGTTGTCCGGGCACCCCATGCTCTCAAGCCGGTCAAGTTTTACGCCCGCCTCACGCGAGAGCTGGTCATCCTGGGACTCTGTAACCGCACAAGCTGCTGATACGAACAGGAGCGCCGCTACAGACGCCCTAACACTGGCGTTCACGGACAAGCCTCTCAAGCTCCAGGTTATGCTGCCTCAACACCATTTCTTTCAGTTTCGCGTCGGTCATTTCAAAGCCCTTTGCAATCGTTCAACATCATCGACGGTCAGTTTGCCGTTGGCGGTCGTTTCGAAATCGCCCGTAACCAGACCCCATATCGCTGCGCGCGCTGGCGGAGGTAGTTTCGAGTACGGGCCAAGCTGCTGCCGTCGCGCCCGCGTGATCCAGATGTCGATCTGTTCATCGCCAAGCTGGTCGAGAATAGCAGACCATTTTTGGCGTTCGGCCATGCCATCGGTCAACGGTCCCTGGACGCGGGACGCGCACGACGAAAGAACGGCAATCAGGAACGTGACAGAAAGCAACGCGGCGAACGTGTTCAGAAACCTAACCACCACCTCAGCTATCGTTCTTGTTCGCATTGCCCGTCTCCTTCAAGATAATTGCGGCAAACGCAAATAAGCCGGCGGCTGCGCCCGCGTACATTTGGAATTCCTCAGAAGACACGCCAATTAGGAGTGCGATCCCTGAGAGTCCAGCATAGGTGGACGGCTCTTTGAGCCTATCAATTAAATTGCGCCAATTCATGTCTCTTCTCCCGTCCTAAGAAAACAACCAGATGATACCACAGAGAGCCACAACGGCCAAAGCCGCGACCGTCCCAAGAAAAATGTAAACGTCGATCTCTCTCATTGAATAGGATTATCTCCCCTGTCTCGAAGTCCAAGTTTCATGCCTGGAGGGTGGTTGCGTTGATGGTACAGCATGAGTTCTTCGAGAGATCTGATGTCTCGGCGATTGTCCTCCACCCTGTCGAGTATCCCCTGAGCGCCAATCTCTGACGCGCCCTGCCAGTCTCGGTAGTCCCCCCATGCGTTCCAAATCCCAATAAGAACAGCAAGCGCCACAATGGCCGTTCCACCAAACAGCCACAGGAACAGGCTCTGAACGCTGTCGATCTTCTCCTTGAGGTCTCGTTCGATCCTGTCAAAATACTCCATGGCGGTCAGCGGCATGTCCCCATCAGTTTTGCGGCTTCCAATTGGAAATCTCTGATCAGCCATTAGTACATCCGACACAATCCTGTTGCAACCAATACTCGCCCCCCATTAGGGTCAACCTCCCGTCCAGGTATTAAGTTCGGCTTCAGATGCTTTCGTGGCCGACAACCTTACGATGGTCCAGTCTCCAGTCCACGTTTGCGCGAGTATCGGATCTGTTCTGTCTCCCGTCGTGCCGGCAATGTACTCATAAGCACCCTTCGACGGTTCAGTTGTCGGGCAGTAGTTCATGCCAACATGCGCGTTGATGTCATCGAGGCGCCGCATTTCCGCCCATGAGCCAGCGTTCTTGCATGGGCTGTCCGCTTGCAGTGCGAAGTTGCGTGACAACACCGTAGCATTATCCGGATCAACTAGCTTCGGGTCAGTCCCGTGCGTACTGTTGGGGTCATAATCGCCGTCCAGACCCTGCCATTCAGCAAAGGTGTTCGTGGCGTCGCCGGGGACTACCCAATTCGCATTGACGTTGTAATACGCATTGTAATCGTATTTGAGAACGGCGAACCCGTCGTCTTTCTGTAACCGCGCGCCGCCGTCCGTCATGTCCTGGATGATGCAGTTCGTCGCAACGAACTCTGTGGTGTCGATCCC